TTGACCTTGGCCACCATCAAATCTAAGATGGAGGACAATGCCACTGGCGTTATTTCGAAACCACCTGGAGCTGAGGTCTTACTGGAATACCACATGTTTGGTAGTCAAAAGCCCTCCTCAATGATCAGTGCTTTGGAGAAAGCCGTGAGGAGATATCAATACGTTGAGAATATCGGTGACTTGGATGTCGATGCTAAGCCTGGAATGGTTGCGTTTATGCAACCATTATTAGACGGAGGGTTTGCCCCTGACAACTGCCGCAATAATGATGTTAGAGCGGTGAACGAACGAGTTTTGAAATTGAAATCTGAAGATTTGGTGATAACAAACCATATCAGCAGGTGCATGAACGAGTTCGTTGAACTGTTTTATTCAAAAGCAGGAGTTGGGAAGCATTCTTTACGCCCCGTTGAAAATGACGAGGTGTATCTCCGGCAGGCAAAGCCGACACAGCGGAGAATTCTGGACATGGCGCAACACGAGAGCGCGAGTTTTACCGCCAAGAATTTCGTTAAGAAAGAGGCGTACGGGTCAGCGAATGACCCACGCATGATTTCTCAAATCAACGGTGTGGAGAAAATGGCTTATTCAGCCTATATGTACACATTCTGCGATCTGTTGAAGTATCATGATTGGTACGCGTTTGGCAAAACTCCTCGAGCGATCGCGGAGCGTGTGGTCCAGATTTGTGAACAAGCCTCGCACGTAGACATTACTGACTTTAGCCGAATGGATGGCAGAGTTGGAAATGTCGCGCGTGAGTTGGAGATGAGGATGATGATGTACGGTTTCCACCCGTCGTTTCATCTCGAGCTTCAGTCTTTGATGCGCAAACAGATGAACTTGAAAGGAATCACCGCACATGGCGTGCGTTATGACACTGGACTGGCCCGTAGTTCGGGCTCAGCCGAGACGTCAGCTTTCAACACCATTCTAAATGCGTTTACATGCTTCTTAGCTTACCGGCGGCACACGGATTGCTACGGCATGTATTACGACAAAGAAGAGGCTTGGAGGAGCTTAGGCATCTATGGAGGAGATGATGGCCTAAGCGCCAACTTAGTTCGCAAATACGCTGTAACGTCCGCTGCGAGCGTGGGACAGAAATTGGAGTTAGAGAGAGTGACTCGCGGAAACGCTGGAGTATCCTTTCTCGCCAGACATTACGGGCCCGGTGTTTGGTGGGGGGACGCAAATAGTTGCTGTGATATAAAACGGCAAATATCGAAGTTCCACCTAACGGTGCATTTGCCACCTAATATAACTCGAGAGGACAAGCTTTGCGACAAGGCTTTTTCTTTCTATCTGTCCGATGCTAGCACACCCATCCTGGGTGAGTTTGTCGTCAAAGTGTTGTCTCTTTTTGACTTCGATCCGAGCGAGTATAGAAACCTTGCTGACCGGTGGATTGTATCTAGAGACGCGAGTGAACAATATCCTAACGCTTATGATGAGTGGATGGATGATCTTGCGACGAAACAGCTACCGGAATTCGACCGAAATCAATTTAGCGAATGGGTTAAGTCTGCTGATCGAGATTCGATATTCAGACCCCCAGAATCAGCACCTCGACCACAACCAGAACCAAAGCATGGCATAGTCGTAGTGGACAACGACGTTGTCATAGTGGGTGAAAACAAAGCGAAAATGACACAAAACGAGAAAGATATACCGAAAAAGAAGTTCCGTCCACGGAAGAAACGCGAGAAATCGCGAGAACCTCGTAAGCACCACAGTTCACACTCCTTCCGGAGAGAAGCAAAAGAAAATAAATCGTCAGTAACTACAGGTTGATGAGCTCTCTTC